AATTACAATCAATAAATTTATCACATGTATCATCTATTAAAATTAATAAATAATTTTCAATGAATATAGGAATATATTCACAAAAATTAATTAATACATTTTCTACTTTTTTACAATCAACAAAAAATACGGATGATAGTAAATTAAAAGAATGTAAAAAAAAATATATATTTTTAGAAGATCATATATTTAATAAAGATAAAAATAACATATTATTAGATAATTACGATGGATGGAATCATACAGAACCAACAGATTATTATAATACTGGTACTTTACGAATAGTAGAATATTATCCAAATATTGATTTATATAAAATTAAAGCAAATTGGAATATAAATCAAGTAATATTAACTAATTAATATTTTGTTTATATATTATTAATTTCGGTTAATATATAAAATAAATTTAATATATCTGAATATGAGCAATATTTATAATTATTTTGTAAATCAAAAAACAGTTTCATTTATAAGCAGTGAATATATTGATGCAAATAAAATAGATGTTTCAAATCCAGTAACTTTAAATAAAGTACAAGTAGTTGTTAAAAAAGTATTAGATGATACATATAATTTATTGGACAAGTCAAAAATTTCAAAAAATAATATTAATGATGCTATTGAAAAATTTGTAAATGTTGGATTAAAAAGATTAAATTTACAACCAATGCAAAGAAATATTGCAGCACCTGTAAATATGAGAATGCCACCACAACATAGTACAAATACACGATTAAGTATAAATACAAATGAGTCATTAGATGACAAATACAGTAAATATATGCAACAACGAAGAGAAATGGATACACATTCACAACCTGAAAAACCTGATTTTTTACAATCAAGACCAACTAATCCAAAACGAATAATGGAAGAACAAATGAAACATGCAAATAGCCCACTTGATTCATTTAAAGGAACTGTAACTAGAAAAAATAATCAAGTATTTAATGGTGACAATGAAACAACTGAAATAGAAGATTATGCAGGTAGTTCAAATTTTAGTTTTTTCAATGATACACCTGAAATAAACAGTGCATTTGATGAAGCATTTTATAATACTGGTATTGATCCATCAAGTGTTAATGAATCAAATGATATGGAATCATTAGAAGAACGATTAAAAAAAATGGAATCATCTCGTAGTTCATTAAAGATGCCAGAAAAAACAAATGAAACGATAGATGAATTATTTAAAAATGGTATTGATTCAAAAATAGAATCAAATATAAATAAATTTAAACAACCATCTCAACAACAATCTCAACAACCATTTCACCAACAACAAAGACAACAACCACAACAGCAACAATATCAACAACAATCACAACAACAGTATCAACAACAATATCAACAGCAAGTCCCACAAAATCAAGAATTAATTATGAAATTTATGGCAAAAGAACAGCAATATCAGAATCAAGCACAAGTATTATTTGATAAAATTAATAAATATGAAGAATATTTAAAAACATTAATGACAAAATATACAGAATTAAAAGAAGAACGAGATGAATTAAGAGTTCGTTTCCGTAGTAACAATGAAGTCAATTTAAATAAATATTCAACAGATATAATAGATGAAAAGAAAAAAGAATTATTACGTTTAAGTGCAGATGTACAAGAAAAGATTAGTAGATTAGAACAATTACAAAGTAAACAAGAAGAATAAAAATTAAATTTAATAAATTTATTAAATTTAATTAACATATATGTTTGTTGTCATCATTTTTGATAAGATTATTATAACCATTAAAATATTCTTTACGACATATATTAATTTCTTTATCTGGTATACGAATATTATGAATTGTATCAAAGTCATCACCACGTAATGTACGTATAATAAAGTTAATTGAATATACACCACATTCTGAACCACCGAATTGATGTTGTAACGTATTAAATCGAATATCATATTTTTGTTCTAATACATTTGGTCCAGATGGATTCATATACGAATCAATTGGTAATGATATTTTTTTCTTATTAATATTCATTTTTTGCATATCTGATTGATACCATGATTCTGCTAATTTTTTAACTAAACGCTTCACTCTTTTTTCAGGTGGTTTTCCTGATGAATCAGAATAGTATATTTTTCTATTTAATGTATCAATAAAAAATGCAACCCAATGAGAACCAGATTTATAATGTTCATCTAAATTATATATAATACCTATTTGTGTTTTACCTATTTTTTTTAATTTATCATAATTAAGTGTGTTAACTCCAAATTGATTTAAATCTTCAATATCAATTGGCACAGCACCAACAAATAAAAAATTAGGATATATTTTCATAAATCTTTCCATACAATCATTTATTTCAGTTGTACTTAACCAATCATATTGTCCAGCTGGACCATTCGGTTTAAATGCATATTTTAAATCATCATTTTTAACGAATTTTAATGTAGTCCAGCATATTTGATCAGAACAAAATTCTTTTAATTTATGTTCTAATTCTTCAACCATCTTTTTTTTATTTGTATGTAATTTTATTTTATTATTGTCGTTTGGATGAGATTCATTATAATATTTTGCAATTTGGTGTAATTCGTCTAGTGTAAAACATGAACTATCATTTGAATCTCTATTTTTAGAACAATTATTATTTCCGGAAGCTCCAGAAATAGTTTTATGCATATATTAATAAAATAAATTTGTTTATAATTATATGAATAATTATCCTAAAAATAGTTATCAAGAAACTAATTCAAAAAACAGACAAGCAGGATTAACACCTATCCCAATAGATACACTTTTTAAAAATAGGATAACAGATCCTAATCTTTTTTTAGCTGAAAATCAAACAAATACTAATCAATATTTGTATAATACAAAGAATGTATTATCAAAAGGTATTGTAAATGATAATATTGTAACAAATCCAAAAGATCCAAGAGAATATGGATTATATTTGGATAGAAAAGAATTTAAACTAGAAATGCCTTTATATCCAAATATAAGTGAAAATGTTGCATCAGAAAATGTAAGTGAATATGTAGTTATTATTGATAGTAGTGATAGAAATACATATTTATATCCAACACCATTTAAATTAAAAGCATTTTTTAATCAAAATAATGATTCATCGATATTAAATATACCAAGACCATTTGAAAATGTTAAATTCATGAGAATTGAGAATGTAATATTACCTAGACAATATTTTTTGAATAAATATACAATTGCAGATATTGCAAATGATCCTGTAATTGCTCCACCAGATAAACCAATATTAACAAATGTATTACTATCTGTAATTCCATATATATCAGCATCAACAGATGTGCCATTGACTGCAATAACATCTGTTGCAGGAGCACAAGCAGTAGAAATTATTAATCTTCAAAAATATATATATACTTTATCAATTACATTAAATGGAAAGGTAGGAATATATGCAGTAGAATATCCAACAAATACCACATATAATAATCAATATTATAGTTATATTTATGTATCAGGTGTTAAAATGAGTAATAGTGATATGGAAACAGCAGTGGCAAATTTAAATTATAACATGGTATCTACTATAGGTGGTACTAAAAAAATGGTAGTAGGTGAGTATGAATTATTATTTACATTAACTACAATAACTCGTATTACATATTCAATAAAATTTATGATCAATAATGAAGTTATAACTAGAAGATGTTATGAATTTAATGCACAGCCAGGTGATCCAGGTGGAATATTAGATTTTTATTATTTTGCTCAAAAAGGTTTAGATACTGATAGATATGTAATGTTAAACATAGAAGAAATAACTGATAACAATATTAATTCGACTAATAGTGCATTAAGAAAAGCATTTTGTTTATTATATCCAGATTCATATGGTGAGTTACATTATTATGCAGCAAGTAATTATCAAGATAAAGTATTTAAAATGTCTAACTTAGGTAATATAAATAGATTAACTTTAAGTTTATATGATAGTTATGGTAAACCATTACAAATGCCTAATTTAGATTTTCATGTAAATTCAAATAAATCATGTAATTGTAATGATGATGATTACAGTTGTCCTTGTACATATATTCGCCATCCTTATTATAAATGGTTACAAGTACAATATATGATTAAATTAGGCGTAGTTGAAACTGAAATTGATAAAAAGATATTTTATTAAAAATTGAAAATTATAATACTTATTATTTGTATTAAGTATTTTAACAAAACAACACAACACAATGTCAGGTATGCAGTTTCTTGACCTTTCAACTGGAAAACCACTAACTGGTGTAAGTGTGGCGAGATTAAGTCGCTACCCTAATCATATCCAAGATGCATTAAAACTAAGACGCAACAGTTATCCGTCGATGGACGGTGTATCAGGTAGGTTAGTTATATCTGCGCAGGCATCATTAAATACTTTAAGTACTAGTACATCTGGTACAGTTGTTCCCGAGACGAGCACTCGTCAGGGTATCAGACGATTGGTAGCTCGAGAATATCATTTTACGGATCTGATGTGTCCGTTACATTTTTTTAAGTAATATATAAAATTGAAAATAATATTAATTAGAACATTTATAATTAGTATTATTAAAAATGAACCGTCAAATGCCTTACCCACATGAAGTGTATTTTGACCAATCTGCTGAGCGTCGAGATGCAGCTAACTATGGGCATAAGTGGCTTGTTAATTTTAATGAGCCTAGTACAAAGGCAGTTGTTCCCTTGGAAGAAAATTTGAAGAATATACAACAGCAACTAAAAAAGCTAGAACAAGATATTGCTAATATTTCTGAACAAGTACAAGTTGTATTGCATCAAAGCAGGCAAAACAAGTAGTTTATTTATAAATTTTGTAAAAATTGAAAAAATAATTGTCTATTGTATCCATTATTAATTAGTATAGATCTCGAAGAAGCATAATTGTTTCTTCACCCGCTCTCAGCCTCTCAGCCTCTCAGCCTCTCGCTTTCCAGTTCGCATCTCGACAAATGGCCAAGGTTTTTACCGATACGCCGTGTGTGTGGGGTGACAAGACCGTCGCTGACGATGTGGCCGCCGCCGCCGCCGCTGCCGTCGACGCGGTCATCGCCGACGCAGCAAAGGCTGTTGCTGCCGTCGACCTCAAGTCGGCTCCCCTGCCTCCTGTCGCCGCGGGCGGTGCTGGCGGGCCTGTCCTGCCCGAGTGCGCAACCGATGGATGCTCGGTGCGCATCACGGAGCACGACATCACGCTCGGTGCGGCGCGCTGTGTGGAGTGCCGCAAGCACCACACTGCGGTCGTGTGCAAGTGCACGGTTGCGACCTGCTCGAAACTGGTTTTTACCAGCTTTGAGCAGGTCGCAACCGGACGCAAGCGTTTCGGCGACAACTTCAAGCCTTTCGCCCGGTGCTTCGAGCACGCGAAGGTCCGGCAAGAGGCCGCGAAGATCGTGCACGACGCGGCCTGCGTCGTGAAGGACTGCCCGGAGCGCGTCCAGCTCACGAGCGCGCAAAAGGCCTCGTACGACGAGCACGGTCTTGACCTGCCGACGCGGTGCCTCGCGCACTTCAAGGAGCGCAAGGCCTACAAGGCGCCCGTCGACTGCGTCTGCTTCGCGTGCGACAAGGCCATCCAGATCGAGGCCGGCTACCTCGCGGACCTCGAAGCGAAGGGCCATAAGCCGGACTGCGACGCCTGTCGCGCGACGCACACGCGCAAGTGCGCGTGCGGCAAGCAGTTCCTCACGCTTGCCGAGCGCGCGCGTGCCATCGTCCTGCACGAGAAGGAGTGCCTCGCCGGCAAGCGCACGGGCAAGTACTGCGAGCCGAAGTACTGCTCGACGGCGTGCTGCAACGCGGCCAAGGCCGCCAAGGCGACCGCCGCCGGCGGCGCGGGTGGCTCGGCGACTGACGCGCCCGCCGATGGCGGCATGGTTCAGTGCACATGGGTCACCGCGGGGAAGCCCTGCGCGACGCGCTTTGAGATCTCGGCGCAGACCGCCGCGTTTCTCGAGAAGAACGGCCACAAGCCGCGATGCGAGAGCTGCACCTCAGCGTTTGAGCAGAAGCGCAACGCCGACAAGGCCAAGCGTGAGCGCGATCAGCGCGCGGGCAAGTAGGCGGCCGCGCCTCGACAACCTAGGTAAGTTGAAAACTGCCTACCATCTGTCTGGTTAAGATATGACCCTAGCACGGTTAACTGCTAATTCTTTTATGGTTGCATTGTATGCTCCTATTAAAAATTTTTTTACAAGTCAATTTATAATATTAGTTATATTATAAATTAAAATAAACACTCTGTGTTTTTAACAACGTTTGTTGGTTTTGTATCATCCGTTTTAAACTGATCTTTGCGTTTTGCATACTTCATTTTATTATCTTCTTTTACTTTCATAATTTTTTCTTTAAATATATTTGCTGCTTCTGTATCTTTTCGTAAGTATTCAATTCTACTCCAAACATCTTTAAATATAGGATACTTGTCTTCAAACCACTTACGTTCTCGTTTAATTTCACAACAATGAGAATTTACTATCTTCCAATATAAGATTGTATCAAACGTATAACCAGGTATTTCTTCATTTTTCATTTCATTCGCCATTATCACTTTTTCCTCATAAGTTCCAAGTAAATTTTTAGGATAAATATACTTTGAACAAAAAACTTCTTTATCCGTAGCATTACGTTTGATATAATTGTCCATTTTATATTGTAGCACAAATCCATGAGTCCATTCATCTTTTATTCCAGATTCCTGATCCTGTTCACATTTATGAACCATTTTTACAGGTAACATCCAACTTTCTACATTTTCATATTCTTTTATTTCACATTGCCAAAAATCACAGTATTCTAGATCACAGCATTCTAATTGTAATTGAATTTGAATCCAATAATAATGCGGACAAATTGTATCATCAATTTCACCCTTCATTTCAATCTTTCTCCTATAGGGACATTTTATCTCTAACATTCTACCATAATTTTTTAAATTTATGTCACCATCCAATGTATACTTGGAACATATACCATCTGGCGATGCACCTAAGAAACTAATTTTAGGATGCTGAATTAAACCATATTCATCTACTTGTGCATTTTTTAAATGTTCATATAATTTAGTAGCAATACTTTCATACTTTTTACCATGATGCACAAATTCATTATCCATAAATTCTCTGCCAAATACCTTTTCCATAATAAATCCGTCAACCTTTTCATACGGATTTTCACTTAGAGCAGTTGCTGCACTACTCGCAGTAATCATATTATTACGCATATCAAACCATGCTTTTGTTCTTTGTTCTGGCTGTGGTACATTTTTCAAATAATCTACTTTTGAATCTAAAATTGATTCATATAAATTATCAGATGTTGTATCAGTAATATAAAATTTTTTACCACACTTTTTATTCACAATAGTTTCAATAATATCTTTTGGTATTATTGTTTCAAAACTTTTATAAAGTTCATATATATATTCAATCATTTCATCAATAGATTCAAATTCAGTTAATCCAGTTGAATCTATCAAATTATTTATTTCATTTACAATTTCATAATGAGTTGAATTATCCATTTTTATTAATATAGTTATTCGTTATTTTTTATATTCAGATTACTCTTCTAATGTAATTTCTTCAATTTTACCAGTTTCTGTATTATACGTAACATTTTTACTAGTTAATTTTTTTTCATATAGTAATTTTAATGTCTTGTCTTTTTGATTAATATCATACTTTTTTTCTTTCATGTATTCCATTAATTTTACTTCTCGAATTGGATAAGGTATTCTAATCCATGGTTTTTTATTAAAGTTATTTGTTATTTCAGATGGAATCGCTAAATTTATTTTATTAGTTTCTTTGATATTTTCTTTTTCTATTTGATCAATATTATTTTTTAAATCTTCATTTTCAATATCTAATGATTTTAAATTTTCATAATGTTTTATCATATTTTTATATTTAATATGATAAACAGTATTTGATTGTGTCATTCTTGCTAATATATATAGTTACTAATCTTTAAGTAGTATTCTTTAAGTATTCGGTTCAGATGATAATACAGGGATTAATGAATCATCTCTACATACAGGACATTTATAATCTTCATTTAATACCCAAGGATCGATACAATGTGGGTGAAAAATATGTTCACATTTTAATTGTCGTATATTTGCATCATTATTATAATCATCTAAACAAAAAGTACATGTTTTATATTTTTCTTTAATTTTATTATCAAATTCTACATATTTTTTAATAATTGTTTTTTGATTTAAAATTTCAGTTGTAGTTACATTACTATTTATTTGTTCAATTTGTGGTACTATATTATTTATTGCATTATTTATAAAATAAAATAATTCTGGTGCAACAATATTATAATTTATTGGTATTAAGGTTGGTATCGTATTATCATTTGTATTATTATCTATATCATCTGAATCATCAGTATCTTCTATGTCATTATTTGTATTATTGTTTGCATTATCTACGTTATTATAATTATTTATTATATTATAAAACGTAGAATTATTATTATTTAGTAAATTATTTATATTTGTTTCAAACATATTAAAAAAAAGTGTTGGATTTGTAAAATTAGATGTATATGGATCAATTATATTTTCAAATTGTGTTGGATTATTTGATCCAATAATTTGATTATTAGTTGCAATAATTCTATCTATTACATAATTTACATTATCTAATCGTGATGGATCAATTGAACTATATAATAAATTAATTGCATTTTTAATTTCTAAATCTGTTTTATTTAATTCTTTTAAAAAATTATATATTTTTTTTATTATAATCACAATACTACCATTATATTCTGATTCAATAAATATTTTTAAAGATAACATATAATCTAAAGTAATTTCTACATTATTTGGTGCATCCATAATATATAATTATGTATTAATATTTTTATATATGATATCTATTATTATATCTTCTTCTAAATATCTGTTTAAATTATCCCTTAACTGATATTTATTCTTATCAATTTTAATAATTTTATCATCTACATTTTTAATAGATTTTGATAATACTGACCATTTTATTAAAAATACTTTTTTTATTTCATTTAATCCATCTTTTGCTTTTTTATTATTTTTTAATACTCTATCATTTATGAACATCGGGATATTATCAATATATTCATTCCATTCATGTGTATCTTTAAATGTCAATTCTGATTTTTGATAAAATAAATGATTGATAAATAAATTTAATACATTTATATTCGCAAAATAACATACTTCATTATTATTTTTAATAAATATTTTTTCAGTAATATCATGATTATTGACTTTTTTTTGTAATTCATCAACAAAAAAGTCTAATCCACTTGGTAAAACATTAAATAATTCTTCAAATGTTTCTCTGCATGCAGTATATAATGAATTTTTATCTGTTTTTTCTCTACCACCGCCAAACACACTTAATGTATTTGATTTACTTTTATTATCAAGACCTAGTAAAAATTCAAAATCATCTTTATTTTTTCTATAAAAAATGAATCCAGCACCTTTATATTTATTTTTTTCTTTATTAATTAAATCTAAATATTTAGAATAAAAATCAGACATAATATATTGTATAATATAATTATGTTAGGAAAAGAATATTCAATTAATGAAATTATATTTGGACTAGTATTTATTATATTTTTATTTTATATTACAAAATCGTATAATATTAATCTATTACAATTTTTATTAATAGTATTGGTTATTATTAGTATAATTTATATATCATATAAAAAGAAAGAAGAATTACAAAATTTACAAGAAGATACAAAATTATATTCTACTAATTCAAAAAGTTTATTAAATTTTATAGATGATATAAAATATTTTAAATTATATAATCCACCACTATATAAAAGTTTTATGGAAAAAATAGATAATTATATTAAATTACAAGAATTTATTGATATTCATACAAAAGAAAATTATAAATTATATCCTAAAAAAATATTAC